TGCTACGCTCAGATGCGTTTCGAAAATGTTTCATAGGTTTTCCAGAGTTATGTATTCCTCTGGGTCCCTATTTGACGGAGAAACCATCAGCGTTGACAGGATTCGTTTCCTTCCTCACGTGAGCACCATCAGAATACTTTCCTTGCGAGGGAAAATAAACCTAAGCAATAACCTTCTCAGGCGTCTTGCCGCTCACGATCAGAGCACGAAGGGTACCTTTCGGATCCTCCATGCTTTCCTGGATGTGGATAGGATGTATGTCAAGTCGTATTACACGAGCTTAACTTACGGTACTCGCGGAGTCACGGTGTTACCCGTAACACCTCGACTCGGCGTGGAGCCGAGCTCAAGATACCGCACCCCCAAAGAGTCCCCTCTTTAGGGGCCATTCTAAACACATCTAACTGACTGGGTCAACAGTTGCCCGGAACGTACTAGAGTATCGATACCATCTCTTGAGCATCTTCGATTCGGATGTCGGAGGTTTACCCTCTGATACCCGTTTCTGGATGTCTCTTGGGAATGGTAAAGACGCAAAAGCGGTTTCGATTTCTCGAAACTGCGTCCACAGATTCTCAAGGCCTTCCCAGTCTAGGTCCACTCCCGTCGAAGACGGTTGTTCGGCCGGCGGGGCAGGAATAAAAGAAGGTGGTGCGGTCGGTACCCAAAATGCGTTTGACGGCACTTCAGTGGCATACGTCCACAAGCCTGGTTCGGCTCGCATAGTAGACCACGCTCGCTCTAGAGAAGCATTATACTCCTCTAAAGTCTGCGGTCTCTTCCACACTCCATCAATTAGACGAGCGTCCGTTGGCTCCATAACCATCCTCTGCGGTTGTGGCTGACCAAGTGAGATCTCCTCTAGCTTGGTACGTAGGTCCCGAGCGGCTATGACTGAATCAAGAAAAGCCTCTCGATATACCGTCTCATTTAGGGAATCCACGACTTCGCTAGGCGTAGTCGCTTCAATCCCTCCATGTTTCGATTGTCGATCGACTCCTCTTGGTGCCACGCCATAGTGTTCACGATCCCTGTAAACCGTCCCTAACCTCTTAGCCAGAGCTATTAGCTCCGAATAAGAGTCTAGGTATTCGAGAATGAGTTTGACCTCACTTTCGAAGAATAGTTTGCAGAGACCATGAACCCTAGTCACCGAAGTCTTGTAGAGGGAAGTTACCGATTTCAAGGGTAACCACCCCTTCAAGCCTTTGTAACCAGGCCCCCCAGGACCGTAGAACGTAATTATATAGTTACGGAGTCGTTTTGGAAGACTGAACAATCTCTTCGATGCTGAAGCCTTCGCGCGGTACCCATACCCTAAGACAGATAGCATCTGTCCGAAAGATAATGAGTACTTACGCGTCAGCTCCAGAAGACCGGCTAGTGATAACCGGCCTACCACGAACTCGGCAAATGGAACCATTGAAACGTTCACTCCGTTAAGGAATGTCCGCTTCGCAAATTCCAATGCCTTGCCCGTTGTTGATATTAGGGACTTATGTGCCCCAATACCCACATCTAGAGAAGTCATTATCCCAGCGTACTCCTTGGCTACACAATCGCGCGCTATGACCACGTCGTCTCCCAAGACGGCGTAGCCTGCGTACCATGGTTCCTTGGGAGATAGCACACCTGCCTTAAAGGCAGACCACTGAACGATCGCATGGTGGAGAAATGCTAGCATCGCCCATGAACTGAGCGCACCCATTGGTTGGCCGGTTGCATACTGGACATAACCAAGTTCAGAGACGACCTGTTTAGGGCCTTTTCCGAATTTAATGGTTTTTGGACAGTGATACTTCCGACCGACCATCAGGCAACCCCACAGCTCTGCCCCCCAACTCGTTAAGAAGGGAGACAGTAGTACTTTTTGAAGTACGATAGGAAGACGATCAGTGGCGGCCGACAGATCAAATGAATATAAGGAGATTGGCTTAGAGAATTTCTTCTCTTCAGCCTCCTTCCAAGTAAACAAATTTCTTATCGGACGCTCCTGATCGAAAGTCCCGTCCTGTGGTATCCGCTCCAGTAGCCCAAAGATCGCTTTATGAAGGCGATCAAAGAGCCACTGTGTCCATGGATCGACCATAGCAAACACTCGAACCTTTCCGGCTGGTTCCGGTTTGAACCCAAGTTTCCCAAGCCAATTAGTTGCTTCAAAAGGGCACGATGGCCCTCCTGGAGATAAGGGAAGAGAATCCTCCCAAACCCACAACTCCTTGGCCCAAGACTCTATCCTGTTCAGCACCCACTGGTTTCCAGTCATCTTACACCAATTTTCTAACATTGG